CCTGCTGGACGAGAACCGGTTCAGCTACAGCCTCAACGCGCTGTCCTACGACCTGCTCAACGAAGTAAAGCAGGAGCGCACACTACAGGACGCGGCCCGCGAGTTTGGTCTCGATCCAAAAGCTGAAATGTGGAAGATGCCCGCCATGTTTGTGGGCGAATACGCAACCGCTGACGCCGCCCTTACTTTAGAGCTTTGGAAATATTTTAAAGTGCAGATCAATAAAGAAGGGCTCTCAACCGTCTTTGAGTTAGAGCGTGATCTTCTGCCATGCTTGGTGGACATGACACTGCGAGGAATCCGTGTGGATATCGACGCGATAGAACGTGCGTCACAGTTCATGCTTGCAGAAGAAAAGAAAGCCCTATCGCGGATCAAGGACCTGACCGGGCTCAAGGTAGAAATCTGGGCAGCTAAATCCATAGCTGAAGCATTTGACAGTTTGGGCATACCCTACCCAAAGACTGAAAAGAACGCCCCGTCCTTTACCAAGAGCTTTTTATCCACGCACAACCACGAGCTTGCCAAAAGCATTTTGCAGGCCCGCGAGTATAACAAAAGCAAGAACACCTTCATGGACGGCCTGATGAAGCATGTCGGTAAAGACAATCGCATTCATGGTCATATAAACCAAATCAGATCAGACGATGGCGGCACTGTCAGCGGGCGTGTCTCAATGGCAAACCCTAATCTTCAGCAAATTCCTGCACGGCACCCGGACCTTGGACCTATGATCAGGTCAGTGTTCCTACCAGAAGAAGGTGAGCAATGGGCATCAATCGATTACTCGCAACAGGAACCACGGATCTTGGTTCACTTTGCCGCCGCATATCAAGACGGAACCGGGTT